GTGGATAATTCACAAAAGGGAAAGGGTGATATCAAAGAAATTTGCTTAGAGTTGTTGGAAATTATAAACACACAACAACTAAATGAAACACAATGCAATAGAGCAAAAGATATTATTTGTTATTTATCTGAGTTGAAAGTGCAAGATAGTTTACATAATGAAATGTATGAGTATGTCAATTTTTTGATTGTTCAAGCGTCAAATAAAATAAGAAACTTTGGGTATCCAACCATTGATATAGGTAAATCTAAGATTGATGAAGATAATATTTATTTAGAAAGTGATTTTAGTATAAAATGGCAAAACAATGCCCGCAAAGAATTGTATCAATCTCAATATAGTCCTAAAATGTATTTAGATAAACGACAAAAACAAGTCTTGGATACACTTGAACAATGTACCCCTAGACGAGTATTTTTGTCCGCACCTACATCATTTGGCAAGACATTTTTACTAAAAGAAATTATAACTCGGCACAGTGAAGAATATAAAACAATAGTAATTGTTTTGCCGACTGTTGCTTTGCTTCAAGAAGTTTCTAGCGATATGCGTGAACTTGTTAAAACTAAACAATTGCCTTACTCAGTTTGCAATTCTATTGCACGAGACATGAAATACCAAGATAATGATAATACAGAAAGAAATATTTTCGTTCTTACACCCGAGAGAGTTTTGAGATTATTTGCATTGTATCCAAACATAAAGATTGATTTTTTCTTTTATGATGAGATTTATAAATTAGATGATGATATAGCAATTGTTGATGACATCGGTGTTTTGCAATCAAAAAAACAATTTCAAAAAATGAGTAGAACTCGCATTATCGCTTTTAGGATAGCGTTTTATTTGTTACATAAAAGAGCAAAAGAATTTTATTTGGCTGGAGCTTTTATTAATACTAAAAGTTTAAAAGATGGATTTAAAAAATTTATAAAAGACTACGGGGTTGTTGTGTGTGAGTATAAGTTTGAGGCCACTTTGAAAAATAGATTCGTTTTTATTGATAAAGAGTTTAAGAAGTTTTCAAATATTGAAAGTGAAACAAAAGAGACTACTGAGGTTAAAAAAGATGACAAACATGGTAAATTACAGTTTTTAAAAAAGCATTTAAATATTGGGGTAGATAATCAAGCCATATTTTTTTGTTTAGACCCACGATATACGATAGATTATTCAACAAAGTACGCACAGTCTTTATTGAACAATGAAAGTGAAAATAAGCAAAGTATGTCCATTAGACTTAAAAGTTTTTTGGAACATATAAAATCTAAGTTTAATTTTAAGATAAAAGATGGTGAGAGTAGTATTGAACACTGGTCGTTTTCAAATATTTTAAAGCAAGGAGTTGGAATTCATAATGGAGCAATGCCACGATATTTTCAAAAAGAGATTATGCGATTATTTAACGAGAAAAGCATATGTGAATTATTTTGTACTTCAACTATTATAGAAGGCGTTAATAGCAACGCAAAGACAATAGTTCTTATTCAAAATCCCAAAGGGGCAACGGATGAATCCAAAATGTTTACATTGTTGAATATCAATGGCAGAGCAGGAAGATATCTTAGACACTTTGTTGGTAATATTGTATTTTTGGAAGAAGAGCAACAAAAGTTGTATGGTAGTAAATTAGAATTGAGTATAGACTATAAGGTTTTTAATGACAATTTAATGCTTGATGAGCATAATTTACAAAATATAAAATGTGAAGATTTGGGCGAAAAAAATAAGAATAAAAAAATGGAGTATGAAAAAGATTATGATAAGCAAATTTTGCCCGATGATATATTTGAATGTAATAGATTAGTAGAAAGAAAGTTGCAAGAGACTATTTGCAAAGAAATTAAAAAATCTTGGAGTGTATTTAAAGACTTGCCTCAAAACATGCACATTGATAAATTTATTAATAGCAATATTTTTAAACAAATGCTCAACATATATTACAAAAACAATGAAGACACTAAACATTTAACAGATAAACAAATTTCTCGCATTGAAATTATTTTAAATAGTTACGCAAAGCAGGGTTATAGTGGATTGCTTGCGTATAATCTTGGTAAAGCAAAGAAAGAAAAAGTTGACAAAGCATATACTGATGCATTTGGAGATGTGAAAGATATAGTAGAATATCAATTTCCTTTGATTTTATCATTATTTGAAACACTAATAAATCATGTTGCAACTATGAAAAAATAAAAATTTGAAAAGGAAATAAATTTATATAATTTAATAAGACAATTTGAAAGCGGTGCAAAAACTGAATTCGGATTATTGATGGCTGATTATGGAGTTCCAAACTCTGCCATACGGTCAGTGGAAAAAGTTTTGAAAGAAAGAAATATTAATGAGATAGATGTAGAAAGTCAAAAACTGTTGTTAAAAGAGTTGAATTTTGATAAAACAAACGATATTGATGCCTATGAAAAGTTGTGCATTGATGAATTTTTAAAACAAGAGTAAAAAAAATAATTTACAACAATTTTTGTAAAAATATAGAAAATGTATAGTTAAACAATAGACATGACAAGTGGCAAAGTAGTATACTAAAAGATATGAAAAAGGTTAGGTCAAATGAAAAGATGAGACTACTTAGTTTTGTAATAGCAATATGTTTTGTTGTTAGTGGATTTGCAATAGGAGCATTCTTTGGAAAAAATGCTAGCGTGAATGGCATAAAATTATATGAAAGAAAGGACACAAAAACAAAAAATTTGGAGAATGAATTGTTTTTTGATGATTTTGTAGAAAAATCTAATCACAACGCAAAAATTGGTGAGCCAGGTTTTGTTGGAGTGTTTGAAGAAGATATAAATTATAACACTAGAACGCTTGATGCGTTTGGCACAAAACCATATAAAATACCAGGTTATGATGCTTTTCCAGATGAAAGTGGAAATTTTGTAAGTTTTTCAGGTGGGACTAGGGCGGCGGGTGACATAATGGCTTGGTATAATGGTATGGTGGATGGTGCAGATTTGATACCAGGGCATGAGCCGTGGCAATATTTTTTAGGTGAAAAAGTATGGAATGAGGAAACTAGGGCTTTGCATGATGCTTTCGCGGTACTAAGAGATGATATGCAATCATATGGCGGAGTTACAATAAATAATTACTTTAATGGTTTGGATAAATATGTAACTAGAATGGGTCGCAGTTTGTCGTACAACACTAATTTTTTGCAAGAAAGCGGAGATTTGGCAGGTATTATAAGTTCTAGTTTTATAGATGCGTTGAAAAGTGAAAAAATGCTAACTGTTTTTATGAGTGGTTTTTTATTGGGAGATGACCCAACAACAATACAAAATGGAGTAGATTATATTGGTGGGGATATTTACGACGGTTTGTATGTTATGCCGGCTGATGGATATTCTATTTACACATATTATGATGAAAACGGAAACCAAATTAGACAAGATATTTACTTAAATGTAAGAGATTTATTTCATAGTAACCATATGGTTAGACTTACAAGTCATACCACTTTGTATGGGTTGTATGCCACACAAATAGTTTCATAATTAATGAAAAAGATTATACAAAAAATAAAAGAGAATTTATACGAAGAAAAAAAACGACGAATAGATAAATTTGTAGAAATACTAAAACAACAAAAACATCCATTGCAAACGAATCAATATAAAAAGTTGATAAGATTGATGCCAAGAGATTTGTTTGTAGAAGATTGGCTAAAATTATGGATAAAAGAAAGTGAATTGCGCAGGCAAGCAGATTCTGATATCTTGTTGACATTTATTAAAAATGCTATTGAAAAAATAGACAAAAATAATGCTTATGAACAAATAAAAGAGAATTGGAATGATGTGGGACTATTGCTTGCAAAAACCAACGAAAGTGTTATAAAAGAAGTTAATAAAGCAAAAACACAATCTATTGCAATAAAAAGAAAATCTGTTTTTATCCCAATGTTTACTATAACTTTGTTAGCAATTGTTGCAGTATCAATTTTTGCAATGATTAGTATGTTTGGCAACAACAGCATTGCTATAGATATTTTAGACCCACCGTTAGTTAATATTGTAAAATATTATGACGAAGACACAATGAAAATTGATACTGTTCCAAGAGATGTATATCATGAGTTGAAACAAGACAACGAAATATTAATATTTCAAAATGTTGTTTTAAATTCTTCTAGAAGAGAGACTTATAAAAACAATCCAAAGCACTTGTTTAGTGATATTTTAGATAGTATGCTGGTGGATGTAAGTGATAAAAATAGATTAATTGCATTTGATGTTGATTTTAAAATCAGGTATGAAAAAGGCTATGAGTTTGAAGAATACAAGAATTATTTTGAACCCATGCTTTATGAAAAATGTAAATTTTCTATTGATGAGATCTTAATTTTTTATTCAAATATAAGTTATAATCCGAGTGATGAAATTAACTTTGTTTATCTAACTTTTTCATACGGAAAATACGATTATTTTTTAACGATAAAAGAGTTTATTATGCCAAGCAATGGAATAATTGCAACAGAATTAAATGATGAAAATATTAAATCATTAGCAAAGAATTTGATGTGTTAATTGATTTTATTTGAAATAAATTATACAACCCCAATAAACTTTTTATAGGTTTGTTGGGGTTTTTTGTTGTATAAGTCTGCTAGGAAAGCTTAATTGAAAATTTAGAGGCTCTTTGTCAAATGTTGGGGTGTAGGAAAATTTAGTATAATAAAAGTAATGTAGTTTAGAAAGTATAACAGGTATAGGTTATACTTGTGGATTTATCCACAATGGAGTATTCTATTTCTAAATCTATTAAAGTTTTTGTATTCATAAGCATTTCGTTTGAGTGCTTTTTTTATTGTATTACCTTAAGTAAAAGCATTAGTTAAGTCTGTCATTTTTGAGTTGATTTATATCTTAAAACAAATAGTCTAAATTACTTGACAACATCATAAAAAATATTGTAACATTGAGGGAAGTGAAAGTTATCCCTCAAACAAAGGAGTTGTGATGCAATTTAGAATATTAGATTTGTTTTGTGGAGCAGGAGGGTTCTCTTGTGGTCTTGATAAAAATGAAAATTTTAAAACTGTTTTGGGTTTAGATTTTGACCAAAATGCAATTAATACCTTTAATAAAAATATTCAAGGTGCTGTTGGGATTTGTGGCGATATTACAAAAGAATCTGTAAAAGAAGAAATAATTAAAAAAGCAAAGGAAAATAAGGTAAATATGATAGTTGGTGGACCACCATGCCAAGGATTTTCTCTTAAAGGCAAACAAATGGGTATGGACGACCCACGAAACTTCTTATTTATGGAATACTATAATATTGTCAAAGAAATAATGCCAGAAGTTGTCTGTGTTATGATCTTCTTGTAGTAAACTACAAGGGGATTTTTGTTTTTTAGTGGAGCGGAAATTAGAGCCTCAGTCGTGGTTGACAGGGGCTTTTTTGTTGTCTAAATTGGGTGTTGGTTGTTTTGTGTTGGAAGGTATTGACAGACAAGAATGCTTAACAAAAAGGAAAAATAAGATTTTCGCATCACAGATGTGAATACAGGAGAAAGAGATGGCTAATAAGAAAGCACAGTTTACAGAGCATTTAAGGGTTCATTTGTCCAAGGATTTGTATGATAGAGCAAGTAGCCTTGCAATAAAGGCGGAGCTTAGGTTGTCTGATTGGGCAAGACAAGTTATAAGAATTGCTTGTGAGCAAGAAGAGAAATTGCAAGAAAAAGCAGATTAAGGAAGTGTTGTAAAAAATTTTTGTGGTGATTTTTATGTTAAATTTTTCAAGCAAGAGCGAGATTAGAGTATTAAGTTTTAGTGGCGGAGTGCCTAGTTATATAGCTGGGATGTTAGAGCCAGTTGACAGTATAGATATAATCTTTATGATACGAATGGTAGATGAGATATATGATGACTGTTATTTTAGAATGATAGATAACTTACAAAAGAGACATCCAAAAGCTAAACTAGACATTAGACAAAACACTCTGTCGGTGTATGATGTGTTGTGTAGGTCTAGTGGTGTTCTAAATATCAATGGCAGGGCGATGTGTACGGATAAATTAAAGTTGCGACACATGAAAGACTTTGTAAGAGAGTTCAAAACACAAGACAAAAAGAGAGTAAGCCTTGTCCTAAGATTGAGCGGATAGTGGGTTTTACAGTTGAAGAACGACATAGGCAAGAAAGACAGTTGAGATGAATGCGTATAATTGTGTTGAGTTTAGGTATCCACTTATAGACAAGAATTTAACAAAAGCAAATTGTCTTGAGCTGGCTAGGAGAGATGGATTGTTGCCAAAAATTTATGAGAACTACAACTACAATAATTGTGTGGGTTGTGTCAAAGGTGGAATAGGATATTGGTTGCAAATAAAGAACGACTATCCAGAAGTATTTGAGAGATTTGCAAAGCTAGAACGAGAAATTGGGCATTCAATATTGTCAAAAGATTATTTAGATGAGTTGCAGGATGGCAGGGGGAGGCAGGTGGTGACAAGACCAGAGTGCGATATGTTTTGTAGCTTGTTGGAGTAGAGAATTAGTCCATGTATTGACATATTTATTTTACGAACTGTTGTAGACTTAGTTTGGGTAATACGGTATTGTTGTGTTGTAAACGAAGGCAAGGCAAGTGACCAGAGCCAATAGGAGATAACGACATGGCAACAGCAAAATGTCAAGCAACACCAAAGTTAAATAATTATGGAAAACCTATGCGTGGTTATCTAGGTTATAGAATTATCAAGATGAAAAAGGGGCTTGGGACTAATGGAAAACATTGTGATAAGACTGGATGGTAGATACGCTCTCATAGAACGCAAAGGTGCAATAGAATCATTCGTAGTAGCATGTGGATATGATGCCAAGAGTGGAGAGTGGGAACAAGGATACTACTATCAAGACTACGAAGAAGCGAGTAGGCAGTGGTGGACAATGGTAGCTCTAGATTAGCAGTCAATATAAAACGACCTAATCAAGCAATAAACGGCTTTCCCCTAAGCTTACATACGGGGAGATATTAGTATGCAACATGGTTTAAGAAAGACAAACTTGGAAATAGAGAGAGACGGTGTGAAGCTTGTCTACAGTTTACGCTTTGTAGGCGATGGGACAATGCGGTTAATAGTCATATTATTGTGATGATTGTAGTGGCGGGCTGTGTTAGGCGTGACTTATGACAAGTGGACAGGTGCAAGTATTTACACTATGATTGATGTATGTCCAATAACAACAAATTGGGGGATTTGAGTATGCAAGATAAAAATAAAGATAAAATGCTACTGGTATATTGCCCAATACACGAGCAATTTGAGAAAGCCGTTGTTTCGCATGAGTGCGAGCATTGTCTAGTATTGTCACTATGTGGTCGTATTGACACAAGTGTAGTTAAGCAAGATTGTGTAGGAGTTAGTGATGACTAAGTTTAAGTGTGTAATTTGCACAAAGGTAGTGCAAGAGCATGGGAATAATCCTAGTCCATTAAAGCACAGTGGGCAATGTTGCGATGCTTGTAATATGAAATTTGTTGTGCCGTATAGATTGACGCAAGCAAGCAGGGAGCGGAGCAATTATGCATGATATATACAACCAAGATGGTGTAGTGGAGAAGCGAAATAAATAACCAACCAAAGTAGTGTACTCACATCTAGATATAAGCAATTTGGAGTTGGTGCAACAGATTGTAGCAGAGTACAAAAGATTGTGGAAGTGTCGGAATAAGATGGGCTACTAAAGCCGTGAAGACGCATATGTAGCACATTTAGTTAAGTTGCATAAGTCCATCACGGGCAAGATATTGAGACAAGGTGAGCAAGCTTCTCACCATCTGAGTACGGTTCACAACCTACTGTTGTTCGCACGCACGGGGCTACGCCAATGTATTGTGCGGAAATAGCAAACGCTTTGGAGTTCATAGACAAGCAAGAGCTTTATAGATAAAGAGGATAAAACCATGGAAATAAAAGAGATACTCAACAAGCTAGTAGGGGCGGATAGTATCATAGATGTGTTAATTGCCATATCTAGTTTTGACAAGCTAAGTGACAGGGATAAGTTGCTGGTGATAGAAAACATCACTGTACCAAGCAGTATTTTAAGCATTGTGGCTGAGTTGCAAGATAAGTTTGAACATGCTGATGAGATATGTCGCAAGGCGGTTAACAAAGCAACGGATGCAGTCATTAAGACGAGAGTAAGAAGAAATAAAGGTGACTAATGAACAACAAGTACGGCAATCAACGCACAACTATTGATAACATAATCTTTGACAGCAAGAAAGAAGCTGAGCGATATTTGCAACTTAAATTGATGCAAAAGGGTGGGGTTATACGCAATTTGGAATTGCAAAAGCGGATAGAGATACTGCCTAAGTTAGAAGCCATAAAGCAAGGCGAAAAAGCAAAGAGAGCGGTGTGCTATGTAGCGGACTTTGTGTACGAAGTCGTGGCAACAGGTCAAGTGGTAATAGAAGATGCCAAAGGAGTGCGTACGGATGTGTACAAGCTTAAAAAGCGGTTGCTACGGCAGTTGCATGGCAAGATAATTGTGGAGGTGTAAAACATGATAGAGGGACGAGCTTGTACAGTAGCATCGGTAAAGTCTGCGTTTAAGAAACATGGTATTGTTGCCGATGAACAAGTGGTTGCCAAACTTGTAGTAACAGCCAAAAAGCATGGAGAGCTAATTACTGTAGTTGTAAACAGTTGGATTGCAGATATACTCAATGACTACATACTAATCACAAAGGGGAGATAACATAGATGGCACTAGACAAGGAGCAGTTATTGTATTTAGCACGAGAATATCCAAAGGACTTTGCAGATTACTGTTATGCCAATTGTGGGTATAGACCAACCGTAAGGCAACCATTACATTACCAATACACTGTACATGAGTTTTGTGCAAAGTATCTTATCCACGAGCGTGAGATAAATGGATTTTGCCTAGGCAATATTTGCAAGTATATAGAGCGGATTGATTTGGTTGGGATTGATATAGGTGCAGTATTGTTGCGGAACAAGACGCTAGACAATATTTATTCGTATGCTTTAGTAATGCGACAAACCAAGCGTGAATAACAATGAAAAATATCTGCACACAATGAAGAAAGAAAAGATATGGGCGTTATCGTACAAGGGTAAACCTTTTTGTGATAGTTACTGTCTTATTTGTGATATGTACTATCTTAAAAAATACAAAAAGATAGAGAGCAAGGTGGACAAATCGTGAGATACCAGTGTATTGTACACGACCACATTTGTATAAGCCAGATACTGTTTTAGAGTATTACTTCGGTGATTTTAGGCAAGCTAGGGCGTTTTGTGAGGGTGAAGCGTGTTCACAATCCGAATCCGAGCGACCTATTTGCAAGACAAGCTAAAATGCAAGTGATTGCCAAATTTGTAGGGGAGTTGGATGAGAACAAGGATAAACGAAATTTTAGAGCAGATAGATTATCTTGCTAGTGAGATAGATGATAGTTGTAGTGTTTGTGACATTTTTGAAAGGGCAGAGCAGATACGAAGTGAAGTGAGAAAAGCACAATTACTACTAGTAGAAGACTTTGTAAAGATGGAAGACTACAATGATTTGCCAACAGAGCAAAGGATAATATTAGTACGCAAGAGACTAGCAAGGCAAGCAGTTTTTGACTGTGAGACATGTAGACCCAATTTGGCTGGTGCATTTATTGACAGTACGACAGGCAAACAATGTATATGCAATGGGTATTGGGCAGTTATGTATGATACCCCAATACAAGATATAGAATGTGTCAAAGTACCACGAGAACAGACGCTCAATTGTTTTGCTATTGTAGGGGATAGAGAGATTATTGCAACGATGCAAGGTACAATTATTGTAGACATTCGTACTAACTACAATGCAGTAGATAACACAGTGCGGTACAGTGAAAATACCAAGTACAAGTTGGAGTATATTGAAAGTGTGCTTGCTACGCTTGATGATGTAGAGTGTATCAAGGAAGATGAAAAAAGCCACAAGTTGTACATTGTTGCAAAGAACGGTATAGCAACCGTTTTGGGTATTAGGTGTAGATAAAATCATGCAAATAAGCATATTTGATGGGACAACTAAATATGTGGTGGACAAGCAAATCAAACTTATAGAGTTGTTTGCTGATATAGGTAGTCAAGCCAAGGCAATGAGCTTGTTGAAGCGGTTCTTTGGAATTGAGTGGGAAAGCCACATTATGGTTGAGTATAATCAAAATGCAATCAATAGCTATAATGCGGTTCACTGTAACAATAAGCCACAAGAGTCACTATTAGACATAACCAAAATAAGTGCGGCGGATTTGGACATACACGATACAGACAAATACACTTACATGATGACATACTCGTTCCCATGCACAGACTTGTCTATAGCAGGCAATATGCAAGGTATGGCAAAGGATAGTGGTACAAGGAGCGGATTGTTGTGGCAAGTAGAGCGGTTGTTGATTGAATGTGACACATTGCCCCAAGTGTTGGTTATGGAGAATGTCCCGCCCGTTGTCAAGGCAGAGGGATGGGCGGATTGGGTGGCGTTCTTAGATAGTCTAGGCTATAAGAGCAAGTGGCAGATACTCAACGCAAAGGATTATGGAATACCGCAGTCAAGAGAGCGGTGCTTTATGGTATCTATCTTAGGTGATTATTACTACAACTTCCCAGATCCAAAGAAGTTGCATTTGAGACTACAAGACATGTTGCAAGATAGTGTGCATGACAAGTATTATTTGAGTGATGAGAGTATAGAGAAGATGGCGACAACAAGCTATGTGAGTGGGAATATAGCGTGCAGATTGCAAGGCAAAGATTGGTGCGATACATTGCTAGCAAGAGACTGTAAAGACCCAAAAGTCATAGTTGTAGGAAATTTGACGGACGGTAAGTGGAGTAGAGTTATTGAGCAATCAAGGCGAGTGTTTGCGACAGATGGACTTGCCCCGACATTTACGGCACATGGCGGCGGAAACCAAGAGATAAAAGTACAAGAGCTTAGCGGAAAAGTGCGGAAGTTGACAGAGCGAGAGTATTGGCGGTTGATGGGATTTGAAGATAGAGATTTTGACAATGCAAGTGCGGTCAACAAGAAAACGCCACTATACCAGCAAGCAGGAAACTCAATAGTAGTTAGTGTACTTATAGGCATATTTGGTAACTTGCTAGGGTTGGACACTAGCGATATTGAGTATGACACAACTACATTTGAATACACCAATAAGCCAAATAAAGTCGTGAGAGCGGATTTTAGCAACTTTGTATGCAAGTAGAATAAATCACAAAAGACGCAAAACTGTGCAAAATTAAGGGGCATGTGTCAATCAGGAGGCAATCTAAAATGGCGTAGCCCCGTGCGTGGGAGTAAGCGTAGCTTACAACTCGCACACAGAGGGACGAAGCTTGGGGGAATCAATGGGGACAAAACAACCAAATTACTATGCAATTTTGCCAGCGACGGTGCGATATGACAATGATTTGACACCGATGGCAAAGCTACTTTATGCAGAGATTACGGCACTGGCGGAAGCCAATGGATACTGTTGGGCGGGCAATAAGTACTTTGCTGAGCTGTACAAATGTGAGATCAGGACTATATCAAGGACAATATCACAGCTCAACGACAAGGGGTATATAGTCGTTGAAATTGAGCAAGAGAGTGGAAATAGTCGCAAGATATTTGTTGGGTTGACAGTCAAAAAGCAAGCCAAAACAACGGTTATACCTATGGACAAAAATGACCATAGGTATAGACAACAAAGTCAAAAGGCTATGGATAATAATGTCGTGACCCCTATGGACAAAAATGTCCAATATAATAATACAAGTCCTAATACTACAAGTATAACGGTAAGTAAGAAAGTAAGTAGAGAAAAAGCACTTTCAACAAACAACAAGGAGTTCGGCAGAGAGAGCTATGCAGAGATTTTGGCAAGGTGTGGAATTGTGGATGTCGTGCAAGAGCAATTCTTCAAACTCATACAGTTTCAACAAGCCAACAAGATTGTGGTGACCAATGAGCAGTTGGAGCGGATGGCACTGAGCATTGTGGGCATGGCACAAAACCGAATCATAGACGGTTACGGTTATCCACTATTCCAACGACCTGACTTCGAGAATGGATTGCACCAAGACGAAATTGATGACTATATCATCAAGTCAATCCAGCAAGCTTTAAGAGGCAAATACACCGAACTTAAAGCCCCAAAGGGTTGGCAAACAACACAAGAGGTAGAACAAGAAGCTGAAGAAGATATGCGGAAAATGCGAGGTGGCGATAGTGATTAAGTGGGGTTGGCATTGGGACGCAACAGGTAAATGTGAAAGCTGTAATTGTAAGTTGAGAGGTGGAGCGTTGTATTGGTATAGCAAAAAATATTGCAGTGACATTTGCTTGTTTGCAAAGCAAGGTATTGGCAGTGACAAGTTGTGTAGGGCAAAACTAAGTGATTGGGAGCAAGATGGCAAGCAAAGAAGTTGAATTACTTTGGCATGAATTAGAGATATTCTTGCAAGGAGAACATAGTTGCATCTAGTATTTCAAAGCAAGATTGATGAAGCAGATTATAAAGCGTGGCAATGCGTCCCACAAATCTTACAGGACTACTTTAAAAGCAAACAGTATTCAGCAACAAGCATGAGATATTGGATACCCAAAGCAGTAAAGAGAGAGAAAGGTAGATTTGAGAGATTTGTAAGGGCTTGTAAGCTCCAAACAAAGCACGGAGACCAAACACCCATACAAACAAGAATGCCAAGCATTGACTCAAGAGTGCAAGTGTCAAAACAAACAAGCAGTGACAAAGAGAACCCCCAACAACACAGCTATGTACCCAAGTGGTACGGGTACGGAGCGGATGATTGACATGGACAATACAAAACCAGAATACAAATCATGCCCATTTTGCGGCGGACAAGCAAAGGAACAGACCAACAACCATTGCTATTGGATAGTCTGTTGTGATTGCAAAGCAAGGGGTGGCAAGGGTAATACAAAAAAAGAGGCAGCAGAGAGGTGGAACGCTAGGGGATTGTGGGACAGTGATGTCAATGTGGATTGGTATATAAATCTGAATGGTATTAGTGTATTGGCACAAGATTTGATTGACCAGTTTGTGAAATTATATAAAACTAAAAGACTAAAAGCGTAAATCCAGTAGGATTGTTGAGAAAGATATTGGATATTCAAATTGATGGATACTTGGCAAATTACTATGATAAGGAACAAGCTAACACATGAAAAATTACAGATGTATCATAAAAAATGGAAATGCCTTTGAAAGCGTGCAAATTGACGGAGATAGCCTAGAAATGCTCAAAATACGGGCAAAAGAATGGTTAAACACTGCAAAAGAGCAACACCCGCAAAACAATGTCTTCAAATATGGGCAAACGCTGTTTGTAGAGCAAAACGGCACAAAAATAGCCTACTTGAGCCTAAAAACACAAGAATGGTGGTTTTTGGACAATGTTTGGCAAGATGAGAGTAAACAGACCAAAACAAAAGCCCAAAAACCAATCTTGCTATGTGAGCAAGACAGTATTGAACCACCAGAGTTGAAAGTATTGAAAAAGCAATACACGGTTGTGTTTTACAAGCAAGGTAGTGCAATGCCAAAAGAGTTGAAATAGTATGAGTTGGAGTTTAGTGATACAAATAGCGAGTGTGGTACTCACATGGTTTTGGATAGGGTATTTTGGCATACCAAGCAGATAGATAAAAACGAAACAATAGGCTATTGGTAAAGGAATATACCAAACTTAACAAGTTGATTGCCATGATAGTTGTAGAGAATAGTATGGACATAAAGGATACTTTGAGCAAAATAGAGTTGCAAGAAACATAGTTTGGGGCAGTGGTGAGTTACAAGGCGGATTTAGCAAATGAGAAAGTGTAGACCATGTGGGCATCCACATTGCAGAGCGTTGGCACAAGACAAGAGTAGCTACTGCGAACAACACAAACCAACAGCAAAGGCACGCACATACAACTACGATTACAACAGCCTATACAATAACGCTAATTGGATAGGCTTACGCAAGTGTATATTACTAAGAGATATTGTGTGTTCAGTGTGTGGTGATGAGGCAACGCAAGTAGACCATATAGTGCCACACCGTGGCAACAAGGAACTATTTTGGGATGTTGGTAACTTGCAATCACTGTGCCAATCATGCCACAGTAAGAAGACAACAAGAGGCGAATAAGTAGCAGGGTAAGATTGTTACGAGTGGCAAGCTTGATATCAATGAACGCTAATACGAAAATGCAACAGGCGTCACGCCTCCCCCCACCTCAAAAAAGTTTTAAGATGGTCTCAACACAAAGCGTGATGGTACTCGTGCGTGCAAAAACTACGATTAATTAATTATTTTTTTAGGTGGTTTGGACTGTACGAGATTCTTTATAATAAGGAATCAATTTTTGCAAAAATAAATTTTATAAATTGCAAAAATTTGCTGATGAAGTGCTTTGGAAAAAATGCGAGCGAAAAGCGAGTGAAAACCATTTGTGTGAACAAATAACTAAGGACTATCAAAGTTACATTTTGTATAAAGACAAGCCTTTGAAGAAGGATATGTACCCAACCATGAAACCAATCAAGCTTTTGTCAAGGCTAATATCCAACAGTAGTAAGAAAGGAGATATTGTACTAGACTCATTTGGTGGAAGTGGTAGCACATTGATAGCTTGCGAACAATTAGACCGCAAAAGCTACACAGTAGAGTTAGATCCAAACTACTGTGATGTTATCATTATAATGTGGAGAATCTATCTAAGCAAAATGCTGTAAAAATAAGTTAGGGAAACGGTAGGGTGACAGAACATGGGGAAAATGTGGGAATGGACTCCAAATAATACAAAAAGGAGATACCGCTTAAAGTCACCGCCAAATTTTTAGCCAAAGACCACGCTTTTTGGCGTTAAGAAAATTTGCGTTTGGCGGTGATTGATTGTGTGGGAGCAGGAAGACCGCCTAAGTCAGCGAATAATATTGATAACTCAAAACATCACAAATCACGCAAGCATATTGACACAAGGATAGAAGCTGAAGAGAGTATACAACCAGTTAGTAGAAAGCTTGAATGTCCCACATATCTGACAAATGAAGCCAAAGCTGAGTGGGAATACATGGTTCAACAAGATAACCTTAAACCAAAGCAACTTATTTATGATTGTGACAGTACAATGCTTGAGACTGCTTGTGAGTTGAAAAGCAAATGGTTGTTTTGGCAAGGTGTTAGCAAAAAGGCAGAGTTAGAAAATGACATAGAACTATTTGAGAAAGCGGACAAACACATGGAACGCCTAACCAAAGCAATGCACCCAATATACAAAGCGTTTGGTTGCACACCGTTAGGTAGGGCAGGATACGGCATGGAACATAGTAGAAAGGAAGAAATAAATCCTTTGTTGATGTAGTCAAGTTTCGCCCCTTGTGGGTCGGCTGACAAGTGCCTGTTTGTGTGACTAAAGCACACACGCACTTGTCTGTCGCAGACGAGGCTACGCCATTGTAAAAAATAATTTTACAATGTGTAAAAAATATAGCTAAAAGTAACGGACTTTTTTAAACGGATACGGTACAATTTAATTGTGAACAAATTATTGTCAGTTGTTTGCAAAGCTTCGCCCCTGTGAGTCGGGCTAATAGTCTACGCCTATTGGGGCTACGCACCCCACACCGACGGGGCTACGCTAAGCTAGTCTCAAAGAAAATATGGGTTTTTAATGAGGGAAAATCAATGGCACGACCACCAGAGTCAGCGAGTACAATTGACAATAATAAGTTCCACAAATCTAGGGACAGTATATATAGGAGACAAGAGTTAGAAAAGCAATTGCAGACAAGCGCACGCAATCTCATATGTCCAGACTATCTCACAACAGACGCCAAAGTAGAATGGCAACGCATTGTTGCAATAGATAATTTGCGAAAGCCAATTATCTACGACAGTGATATTGCCATGCTAGAAGTGTTATGTGAGCTGTGGTGCATCTACATCAATGAACAATGGCAAAGGACATTGCGACAATTGACTGTCATCAAAAATCAAGAGACATGGTCACTAATCCATTTGTTATTGAAATGCGACGAATATCTAAAGAGATGAAAGGATTGTACGCTGAGTTTGCTTTGACACCATGGGGACGGGTGCAGTTCGGCGTAGATGCTGTGAGAGAAGAAGATAATATTTTGCTTATGTAAAATCAAGGGGGAAATGAACTATGAATCATTATAGACTAAAAAAAGAAGCTGAGAAAGAGCTGTTCAATATCTTAGATAGTTGTGGCTTTGCAAATGGTACGAAGATAACCAATGAGAGCGAAGTTATAGCATCGGACAAGCCACTGTACTATCTCATAGAACCGTTTTCATCAGCGGACATTGCCAATTTTGACGGCGTTACTTTGTACGCAACGCTATCTATGAGTAGTGCAAACAAAGCAGAACAAGATGACAGTAGTACATTCTTTCAAGCAAGTTATGATTTGACACTAACCATGCGTGAGAATAAGCAGGGCGTGAGTGAAATTATTGATGAACTTGTAGAAGATTTGTTACTTCTCTTGCAAGACAGTGGATGGCAATACTCATTTGCAAGAGAAGAACGGATACCCACAAGTAAGACTGCCGAAAAGCTCAATCAACTAGTGTACACCGTAGACAAAATGCTGTACAAGGCAATGAGTAGCCAAGACATATTGTTCCCAATTCGTATAGCACAAGGCGGTACAGGTGCGAGCAATTTGGATGATGCTCGTAAAGCGTTGGGTATATTGGATACAGTAGATATGATTAGTAAAGATGGTGCAAGGGTAGTACAAAAAGAAAAGGAGATAGGATAATTATGATAAATTTACTTACAACAGGTAGTGATAACAAATTGCTAGTCAACAGTGATGAAGTTGTGATAGAAGTCAAAAAAGAGATAACACCGCAATCTATGATATCTACTGCTAGTGATAATTCTTTGATATTGAGTAGCCAAGGTAAATTGTATGTGCCAAAACCACTAAGCAATCTAAGATATACAACGAGTACTTACACAATACCTAGTGGAACAAATGTACCAGCGGGACAGTGGACTGTTGTGGGTGGTACTATTAATTTGGGTAGTACGCCGAGTGGTGGGAAATATGCATTTTCCATAGTAGAAAATGATGAGGCTTTTTATCCAGGTGGTTTGGATAACATCATAGTCCAATTTATTAAGCGTACTAGTGGTAGTGGAAATTATGGAGCTTTTATGTTATGGGGATTGACGGCACATACGAGTAGTAGTGATATTACTGTAACATTAAGGCACTATTGGGCTTTTGATTAGGGATATGATATAAAACAAAAAGAAACAAAGCAACAGTTATATAATTATTGTCACAAGAAATTATAGTTTAATAAGGAGAATAAGACAATGAACAACGAAATTGTAAGTGCAGCAATCACAGCATTGATTGCCATCATAGGTGCAATATCTACGCTTATTGCAGTCATCAAAAAGAAAGACAAAGACCACGAAAAAGAATTGGAAGAGTTGGAGACAGAGACAAGTATAAATGGGCAACTTTTGCAGTGGATGTGCGAAGCGGAATGCAACTATGACACAGGGCATGAAAAACTAGACTATGTTATGCAGAGAGTGGAGCATTATTGCAAGACACATGATAAAAAGTTTGACTATGGTTTTTATAGAGAGAAAGTGAATTTGACTTTAACTAATCTCAAAAAGTACAAAAATGCAAATTCATATTCATTAGGAGCATAAAGTAATGGCACTCAAAGACGAATTTAAAGCAGGCAAACGCTTTGGCAATCAAAATGGCGATTGGCAAAATCCTACATTCCAAGACATGAATGAAATTGTGGAGACTGTTATAGATACTGAAAACGCAGTTGATGAAATGACAGTCAATGCAACAGCAAGTACACAAGTAAGTGTAACAGTGTCTAATAATGAACAGGGTGGCAAGCATTTAGAGTTTGGCTTGCCACAAGGCGAACCGGGGTATGATGGTAAAGATGGGATGGCGGCGACCATACAAGTGGGAACAACGGCAACGGGACAAGCTGGGAGTAATGCATTAGTATCCAATAGTGGCGACAATACTTCAGCAGTACTTGACTTTGTGATACCAAGGGGTGCTGGGATATTGGATACTAGTGTTTGGTATCAAGTAGGGAGTGACGGGACTACACCACCAACAGGAACATGGGAACAAACCATACCGAGTGTGTCACAAGGACAATATTTATGGACAAGGACTACAATACAATTTGAGAGTAATGAAATACCCGCAAGTCACAGTTATAGCGTAGCAGGACAAGGTGAAAAGGGTCAAGATGGTAAAAACGGAACGAATCAAAGTGGGCAGAGAGTAAACAGCTTGCCACAAAACGGTGGGTTTGTCAATTTGCTAGATTATATCAATGGCAACACACCATTGTTTGTATACAATTTGTGGAATATAACAGGTATATTTAGAATTTGTAGGGATAATTTAATTAGTGGCAATCAACCAGGTATTAATATAGAGAACTGGATAAAGGTAGAGATAGGATGGTATGATGTTGTAGGAAGGCATTTTGTCATTGTAACACATAAAGATGGCACATTGGAGCTTTTTGAGTTGTGGACTGGTGGATTGCATTGTTACACTGATACTGCTGCTCCCATATATATAGTGGCATGATGACCACAAAGCATTACTTTAAAATCAATAAAGATAAAACAGATAAAACTAAAACCAATAAATTACAACAAATTTACAAGGAGAACAATAAAATGGCAACAGAAAAATACATTACACAAGGCAATAAACGCCTAATAACAAGAGCAATAGACCCTACAACCAACACCTATGTGGGTGAAGCTAAGGAATGGACAGGCTTGATTAGCACTAGCATATCTTTTACACAAGAGACAACCAACTTTGGTGCGGATGATGACATTGCATATTTTAGTCTAAAAGAACCTATTAGCGGTAGTGGCACAATTACGCTGCAAAATATCCGTCCGCATGAGTGGGCAGAGCTACTCAATCTCAATATTGAAGAGGGCAAGGGTGTGGACTTTGGACTAGATGATGCTGTTAAATATTTTAGTATGAGCTTTGATGAGAAAGTTACTGACAGTGTTGGTAACTCAACTACTGATAAGACTATCATGTACAAGGTGTCAGTCAAAGGTATTCCAAATATTGAGACAAAGTCAAGTGATGGCAAAACTATTAGGGAGTTTCCAATAGAAGTAGATGTCAATATATGGCATTACGAAGATGGCAAAAAGGCATTTATCAAGATACTTAATAGTGAAAAAGACAAGGCGTTGTTTGATGCCAACAAAGATACTATTGAAATGCCAAATTTAGATACAAGCGGTGCTAGTGTGAATCAACCAACAGAACAACCACAAAACAGTAAAAAGGCAGAGTAGATTATGCAACAAATTAAAATAGGACAATTTACACTGTCAGGCAACGCACGCACGGTTGTTGTGTATCGCAACTTGTACGGTAGAGAGTTGTTGAGTGACCTAGTCAAGTACAACCAAAACACAATTGACACCTTTCAAAAAATGAAAGAGCTGAACGCAGTACAAGAGTTTGAAGAGTTTACACAAGAGCAATTTGAACAATTGAGTGTTGAGCAAAAAGTGGCTTACACCCAAACAGTTGAAAAGCTTTTGCAAGATGCGAGCAACAATCACGGTGCGTACTACGATATGTCTATCATCACAACAGAGAGACAAAACTTTTTGATGGATGCTTTTGTAGCTTGTGTAATCTCAGCTAATTATAAGAACCCACAAAGCAAGGACGATATCATAGACAACATAGATTTAAGTTGGTTTTGTCAAGGACGAGAGTTTGAGCAGTTGCAAAGCTTTTTGAATTCAATCTATCCAAGTGGTAAAACTACAAAAATTGGAGGTGAAACAAGTACAGAGCCAAGCGGCTCTGTTCACACCACAACAGCACAAACGATAGTATAGCAACTAACAACTATGACAGTTACACAATAGATCTACTTTGTGCTATGAGCAACATGGAGATAGGTTGGGAGTATTTAGATTGTAGTCTTGAAGTATTGATGGCAATGCTAGACACCAAAGTAAAAGCATTTAACCGTCACATGAACAACAAGGATTTGTATAATGGCAACAACACAAATACAAAGCAAGCAGAGCGGACAATAAATAACTTGCGACACTCAAAATTTTTACACTAGTTGGTAAGTAGTATGGCACAAAAAGAAGATGGACTTGTCAAAGGTTTGTTCAGTTGGATAAACAACATAGAAAAAAACTTGCAGAAAAATGCCCAACAAGTTATTAACAAAGTCATAGATGAGAGAGCAAAGCAAGCCTACCAAACACTCAAAGCTAACACGCCAAAGGGTGAAACAGGTAACTTGCAAGCAAGTCTAAAAAAGGAAAAATTGAGTGTGGCAGTTACTGGCAAGTATGGTTATCGTATCTATTATGATGGTTACACAAATAAGCCAACCCGCAACTTTCCCAGTGGCACACCATACGCAGTCATTGCCAATTCACTCAATTTGGGCTGGGACATTGGAAGTAGGTATAGCACTAGCAAAAAAGGCGTACGGAGAAAACTCAAAGGAACAGCCAAAAGTAGAGTGCGAGGTACATTTTTTATTGGCAAAAGTATTCAAGTACTAAAAGGATGGAGTGCAGACGCTCAAGCACAAGCTCAAAAGGTAATGATTGAAGTAATAGATGAGAAATAAGCATGAAAAAATTTAATTTTCTAAACATAGCTATAGATGAACAAGAGATTGACATTTATATCAGTGGTGATATTGTGGCAGACAACGAAAAAGAGTTGTATGATTATTTTGGTGTTGAAAGCACTTCACCCAATGAGTTCAAACAATTGTTGCAAGATAATGCAGGCAAGAATCTCACAGTACACATCAATTCCCGTGGTGGAAATATCTTTGCGGGAGTTGCAATGTATAATGCATTGATGGATTACAAAGGCAATACCACAGCCGTAGTTGAGGGGATTGTCGCAAGTGCGGCAACTTTGCCAATGGTGGCATGTAATAAGGTACGCATGATGGCAAGTAGTGTTGTGATGATACATTGTTCAAGTGTAGCATGGACAGCAGGCAACAAGCAACAGCTCAAACAAGACATTAAGACGCTAGAAACAATTGATGATGCTATGGCAAACGCCTATGAGTTAAAGACTGGATTATCTCACGATAAGATACTCAAAATGATGGCGGATGAAACATGGATGGACGCAAAAGAAGCCAAGAGACTAGGATTTGTAGATGAAATCCCATTTGAGTTGCCACAAGATTTAGTTGCCAGCATGGTAGCAAGTCACAAAGCTATTTATGCTCAACTAGTAGATAATTCGGAAAAACTGAATTACAATATCAAACTAATACAACAAGACTACAACACAGATTTTGAGTATCTCAAAGCAAAAAACACATTAAAAACCATTGGAGTATAAATCATATGAATAAAAAAGAAAGAGACCTGAGAGTAGCTATCACAGAACTTACTGAGAAAGGCGACACGCTCATGAACATAGCCGTAAACAAAAGGACAGAGCAACAACAAGCAGAGTTTGTTGAGTTAACAGCCCAAATCAAGAGTTTGACGACGGAACTAGATAGTGTTGTTGCACTAAATGGTGCAAAGGCACGCACACATTTACAAGCAACACCTGTTGTAAGCACAAGCCAATGGGATAGTGCGGGTGAGTTTTTTATGGCAGTACGCAACGCAAGGACTACTGGCAGAATTGACGAGAGACTGGTCAACGCAGCAACGGGCAATAGCACCACAGTGGATGCCGATGGTGGATACGCAGTAGACCAAGACTTTTTGCCAAAGCTCAATGAAGTCATTTTGCAAAAGAGCTTGTTTTATAGTGATGCCAACAAAATCACTATTTCAGCCAATAGCAATAAGGTATCTATACCACTAGGTAAAAGGGGTTATACAACCAAGAATGACGCAGGTACTGGCGATATTAGTGCTGTTTATGGCGGAGTTGTCGCATCATGGACAGATGAAGCAGGACAAATAGCATTGTCCAAAGCAAAGATAAGCAACCTAGAATTGTCACTCAAAAAAGTTACCGCAATGGTGGCTATAACTGATGAGTTGATGAGTGACAGTACTGCCATGACAAGTTACATTCAACAAGCGGCACCAGCTGCAATAGCAACTGTGCTAGACCTAGCAGTATTGGAGGGTAGTGGCACAGGACAACCTGTGGGTATCTTTGACGCAAGCAACAAGAACATTGTAGCCGTAAAACCAAAAGATGACAACAAGGCAATAACTTTGGACGACATCAACAAAATGTATTCTAGTTTGTTACCATCATTGCGACAAGGGGCAAAGTGGTACATCAATCCAGAGATGGAGGGCTTGCTTGCCAATATGACAGATGATGGTGGCAACATAGTCTATATGCCAGCGGGTATGGTAGACGGTAAACCTTTTGCAATACTCAAAGGCTTGCCCGTAGAAGTCAGTGAGTTTATGAAACCTACAGGCACAAAGGGCGATATCTTGCTAGCCAACATGGCGGAGTATCAAGTCATTGAGAAAGGTGGATTGGATATGGCAACAAGTATCCATGTGTACTTTGATACAGCTCAAACTGCATTCCGCTTTATTATGCGTTGTAACGGTAGCCCACTCTACAAGGACAAGTACACAAGCCACGGCGACAAGTTTGAACTAGCAAGCTTTGTAACACTAGATGAGCGTACACTAGGAGCAAGTGGTGCAACAAAGTCAGCAGGAAGAAGTGCAGTTAAAGACTCAGAGCTAAAATAAAGTGTGACAATTTGTCACGGGTTGAATAAATGGAAAAGCAAAACATATTGACAATCCAAGAGGCATTGACAGCTATCAAGAGAGATAGTGACTTAGATAGTGATATTGCTATCTTGCTTGATGGCATAGATGATATTGCCTACCAATCAACTGGGGTAAAGTGGCATAAGCTTACCCCAGTTCCCCCTTTGGCTAAAATGTGGGCAAGACTGTATTTGCAGATAGACACAGGTTTTGTCACCAATCCTACATTCAATGAAAGGCTTACAAGCTTGATGAAACAGATGCAGTTAATGGACATTGATGATATTCAATCCTTGATAGATATCAATGACGATACTGTTACAACTTGCAAATAAGTAGAGTTGATACACTTGAGGTTATAATTGATGGGTTAAACAATAGGATGGCAAGTCTAGTAACAGAGTTTGAAAACTTGACTAGTGCATTTATGACAATGCAAAGCAATACCGAACAACAATTTATAACACACCATCCAAGATAGATGACCTAACAGCAAGATTGGAGCAATTAGAAAATGCCAGCACCACAACCTAAAAAATACCCAAAAGATAAAAAGGTAGACATTTACTACTATAAGGACACACCTAGTGGTAGAGTCAAAGTACACTTGTGTAGCCAAAGATTACTTTGGGCATTTGTACGAGACAGCAGTATGAGTGAAAAGACTAGCTATGAGTACAACGAAATTGGCAACATTCAAATAGTAGCTATAATGAATTACAACCCTAGTTTACTAAAACTCTTTGATAGTGGCAACAAGAGTATACTACCAACCTACCTAGCATTCAACAACCGTACTTACGCTATTGCAGACAAGCCTGATGAGTACGATTATACCCAAGGTGATATGCGTGTTTTGGGTAGAGAAATTGTGGATATAGAGAACAAGAATTATGTAGTAGAACAATGGCAAGAGTAGCAAAACCAACAGAGAGCGAGAGTCAAAACAATAGTGATGCAGCCAAATTACGGACAAAGAAATTGTCACTACGTCGTCTAAAGTACAATCCCAAGTTTCCAACACACGCATACGCTCAACTTATTGTAGACACAGTAGAAAAAGCAAGTAAACCATCATTCAAGCAATACTGCCAAGCCGAATATTTGCTAGCCAAAAAGCACTTGCAAGCAATACTGCCAAGCCGAATATTTGCTAGCCAAAAAGCACTTGCGTGACCTAAAACGGCAAGGAACAAAGGCATTTCCGTTTGTGTTTGACGAGAGCAGAGCAGAGCGGTTCTTTATCCATTTCAACAGTTGTGTAGACCCGGACAGTCCCTTTGCATTAGATCTAAATGACGGTAAGCTTAAACAATCTTGCTACAAAATTTTGCCACATCAAATGTTTGATTTTGGGATGTTGTATGGTTGGGTTTACAAAGACAATGGTGAACGCAAGTATACCAAAGTCTACAAGCAAGAGGGCAAGGGCAATGCTAAAACTACAACTTGTAGCATTATGGCAATATACCACATTGTGTATGACAAAATCTACCCGCCACAAGAACCACACCGTGGCAACATTGCACGCAATGTATGGATAGATTTGATGGCAGTAGACAAAGTTCAAGCCGAACAACTCAAAGACCCTATCCAAAAGATAATCAAGGCAACGCCTAGCTTGCGACCACTCATAGAGAACAAGCGGACTTATATAGAGTGTCAACGCAATTGTGGAAAGATATTTGTACAATCCAAAGACGACAAGAATATGCAAGGTGGAAAGCCAAGCGTTGTTATCATTGATGAGTTGTCTAGTCACAAAGATGGCGGGAAGAGAGCGGATATTGTAGAAGCCAATTTGGGTAAGAAAAGCGGAGTATTGCTAGTCATCATAACAACAGCAGGTGAAGATAGTTTAGTTAATCCAGCCAAAAAAGAGTACGACCAAGCTATGTCTATATTGCACGCCAAGTTATCATACAACCCCAATGAACACTATTTGCCAATCATTCGTGAGATGGAAGAGAGTGACGACATCTTTGATACTACACTTTGGCAAAAAGCAAATCCTATGTTTAGGTATGTAGGGCAATACAAGTACGCAGACAATTGGTTTAAGTCAGTCAAACGCCGCTTTGATGCAGCGTACGCAACAGAGAATTTACAACAGCAATTGAGATTCAAAATTTTCAACGCCAACATGTGGGAAGAGCGAGCCGCTAACTCATTCCTAAACGCCAAACTTTTGCGACGCTTAAATAGCAAAGAGTGTAAAGTATCCCAAGAAGATTTTGAAAAGTTGACACACGGTAGACCAAAGATCGTAGGTTTAGATTTTTCTTTGCGTAGGGACTTGACAGCTGACGCTGATGTATTCTTGCTAGATGATGGACGCATTGCAATTGACGCACATGGATACTTGTTAGAAGCAGTAGTTAAAGAAAAAGAACACAGTGACAAAGTGCCATATCGCCAATACGAAAAACTAGGTTGGTGTACCATTATCCCCGAAGAAGATGCACTAGTCATTGATGATAGAGTAGTTGCCAACGGTTTGATAGAGCGAGCCAAAGAGAAAGAACAAGAGATTGTAGAAATTTGCTATGATGGGTATCAAGCGGGCTTGATGATACAAAAAATGCAAGACGGCACATACGCAAGCTTTGATAGTACACAATGTCTAGAAATAAAACAAATAGCCACAATACAGCATATACCAACAACACGACTCAAAAAAGCAATCATAGACAAGCAAATTGTATGGAATGGCAACAAGCTTCTATTGTGGTGCTTGCAAAACTGCTATGAGTTTATGACAAAAAAGGGTGATCTAATATTCTTAAACAAAGAACATAAAGATAGTCCAAGACGAATAGACTTGGTTGCAGCAATAGTCAACGCACTAGCAAGGATAGACAGTCTAAAAGACACAAGCACAAGTAGCTTAGACTTCATTTTGAGTGACGAATTTACACAACTTTACGGATAACATAATGGGAATAATCAACAAACTAGCCAATTTAATATATACACCCAAAGTCAAAGCAGTAGCAAGCAATCTCCACGCAGATGCTTTTTTGAGTGGAGAACCTATTGGCATAGTAGGCGGATTGTCTACCCAACTCAAATTGTCTTATGTGTACGCTTGTCTCAATATTTTATCCAATTCAATCTCAAAGTTACCTTTTTTTATAATGTCTACTAAGACAGCAGAACGAGCCAAAGATATATACAACGCAAGGATAAAGTATTTGCTTAGCGTAGCACCCAATCCAATGCAAACAGCATCACAGTTCCACAAGTTGATGGAACTAGACAGATTAGTATACGGCAACGCTTATGCCAAGGTTGTATACAATAATGGTACAGGGTTAGTAGAGAGTATAACAAGGCTAGAAAACGGTACAGTGCAAGTACTCAAACAAACAAATGGTACGCTAGTCTACCAAATCACAACCAACAAAGGTAAAACTAATGAGTGCAAGACCAAGCATGCAATGTACGAAATTATACACTTGCGTGGCATGTGCTTTGATGGCGTGTTGGGACAAAGTGTACTGTCGTATGCCGCCAATATAACCAACACAGCTAGTCTTATGGACGAATATTCACGCAACTTTTATCTCAATGGCGGAAGACCCACAGGTGCAATTACCGTAAGTGCAGACTTGTCTATCCAAGATAAGGACAATGAAACCACACGAAAAAGAAAGATAGAGGGGATAGAAAGAGTACGCAAGTCATGGAAAGACCAACATGCAGGTGCAGTCAACGCAGGTATTCCAACAGTCCTACAAAATGGAATGACATACCAAAGCATACCTCACATTCCGCCCAAGGATATGGTGTTTATAGAATCCAAGCAAATGAATGTAGAGGATATTGCAAGGTTCTTTGGTATACCGCTTTTCAAGCTACAAACAGGTAGCCAAAATTACAACGCCAATGAGCAAAACGCAATATCATTCGTAGTGGACACACTCAACCCAATAGTAATACAGTACGAACAAGAGTACAGCTACAAACTCTTACAAGACAAACATCTATTAGATGGGTACAGTGTCAAAGGTAATCTCAACAACGAAATGCGTGGCGACATTAAGAGTCGTACAGAATTCTACACCAAGATGAGCCAACTAGGAGTATTTAGTATAAACAAAATTCTAGCATACGAAGATGAGCCAGCAATAGAACATGGCGACATTCACATGGTATCTTTAAATTACGCTCCAATAGACAAGTACGAAGAATATTGGGACAAAAAAATAGCCAATGGAGATTTGAGTACGCAAAGCCAAACGCAACAACAAAATACGCAAGGAGATGATGTCAATGCAAACACTCAACAATAACAAATATCCAAATGTAATCATTATGCAACAGCCAGCAGTGCAAGGTGGTACACTAGCATATAGTGAAGAGTTACAAAGAGAAAAAGAGTTAATGCAAGAACACTTAATTGACTACGCCAACGCCATGCAAGGCATGCAAAACACCATTGAAAAGTTGCAGGCTGACAATCAAATGTTAGCCGAAAAGCTAAACGAAATAGTCACACAACAGTTTGTAAACAAGCAACAAAACAGAGCCAAGATAAGTAACTTAGAGCAAACGGTAGCCAATTTTAAGCAAAGCAATGAGCAATTGGTACAAACACTCATAGCCACACAAAAAGCCCACACAGAGCAATTGTACGCATTGTTAAAGCCAAAAGGTTGGCTAGCAAGATTGTTTGGAAAAAATAGATACGCAAAAACGCAGCAAATTGCAACAGTAGATACAACCCAACTACAACCATCAAATGTATAGGCTTTAATATTAATACAAGGAGGTAGCCAAATGGTGACAGTAAAACAATCAAGGTTTACAACTTTAAGTCGCCACCAAAATTTTAGCCAAAAACCATGCTTTTTGGCGTTAAGAAATTTTGCGTTTGGTGGCGAATGAAATTATGGCACAAAATAACAATACAAAGTACCCAAATGTGGTCATAATGGGTAACACAATTGTCAAGAGCAGTAACGACAATTCTAGTGGTGGTGGCAATGGAGAATCAAGTGTAGTTGTAGTAGACAATCTCAATAGTACAAGCCCCACAGACGCCCTAAGTGCCAACATGGGACGAGCATTAGACCAACGAATCAACACGCTAGATGTCAACAACACAATAGGAATATTGAGCATAACACACGGCGGAACAAACGCCGACAATCTAGCAGATGCACAAGCCAATCTAGGTATACAACAAGTAGTACACGACTATACCACATCCCAAGACTTTGACTCCTTGACAAGCACAGGAATCCACACTGTGCGTGGAAGCAACACCAATAGTCCAGTCCCAACTAGCGGTGGTTGCCTAATTGTTTCCACTTCATCCAACGATTACATCACCCAACAATTCATGACCAATGCCAACCAACCCCGTCTATTTTACCGCAGTAGAGGCACAGCAGCTACAACTTGGAGCGACTGGATAGAAGTACCAAATTCATCCACAATATCCACAACAATCACAAACCATAACACTGCCGCAGACGCTCACACAGACATTCGCACAATACTTAATACCAAAGTTGATAGTAGTTATGTAGACGCCCAAATAGCAAACATAACAATCAACTGGGCAGATGCAATAAGCCAAGACAACGGCAACGCCCTATCATTAGGCGATGATGGCAAGTTGATGTTGTAAACAGTTCAAACATATCATTAGGGAATAATTGACAGCCACGGATATACTCATATCCCTTGACTGTTTTTTATTTTGCAAGTATACTTGATATATGGGTGATGGTAGCAAAAAAATTAAAGTGCCAAAGTGGATATTGATTTATTTGATATTGATAACAATAGTTTTTGTTGTGTCACTAATCACTTTTCTAATTTGGGCAAATGTTCCACAAAACGTAAAAGGTAGCAATACTGGTATTGCCATAGGCATGTTTGTTGGTTGGGTAGTGCTTTTATTTATTCCGCTACCATTCCACAAAGGACTTAGACAGAAGTGGAAAAATGATAAAGATCAAGCAAAGATTGTTAGAGATGTGCTAATGAAAGAGTATTTTGATACTATGCATAGAACACCAACAGTTAACAACATTCATGCAGATAATGTTAGTATAACGCAAAGGTACTTTCATGAAACTGAAAAAGTTACTTATGAAACTTGCAAATACTGTAATACTCAAAATAAATCTACAGATGAGGTATGTAGTAGTTGTGGTGCAAAAATAGTTAGATAGAGTTCAATTGAATCAAACGGACACAAAGAGTAGTGAGATTTTACTTGCTACTCTTTTTTGCATAAGTGTAAAAATATGTTCAAAACTAACGGACTTTTTTTGTCATATACGGTACAATGGTTGTACGAGGTATATAATCATGGCAATAGAAGTTGGATATAGTGTCAGTGAACTCAATGACAGATTCAAAGAGTTGCAACAACAACTTAAAAACACAAATAAAGAGCTAACAGTTACAAAACAAGCATTGGGGTTAGATCCTAAAAATATCAACCTAGTAAATGATAAGTTTGAAGTTATGGAAAAGCAATTATCCAATAACCAAGAACAATCGTTGTTGTTAAGTTTGAAAATCAAGGACTTAAATGAAGAGATAGCAAACAGCACAGGCAATACAGATTTACTCAATAAGGAACTAGCACAAGCTGAGCAACAGTATAAGAACACAAATACTACAATAGAGGGATTGACTGGTGCATTGAGTGAAGAAAACAAGGCAAAGGAACTCTCAAAAGCCAAATGGGGCGACCTTAATAAAGCTCTAAAAGACGCTCAGATATCTATGCGTGCTATGAATGGTTTGACAACAGGTGTAAGTGATGCATTTAAGATTTGGGGGATAGATATATCTAACACAAATAAGGAAGCGGATATTCTTAGCAAGACCTTTGAAACACTAATGGGTGGTATGCAAATGATAAGTGGAATTTTACCACAACTAATAAAGCTTACTGATGCAAATACAAGTAGCTTTCAAAAATTAGCCATAGGTGCAACACTAGCATTTAGTGCATTCCAAATTACGGATGGAATACTCAACCAATTTGATGGTACAGCTAAAGTAGTTGCAGGTGCTATAACGGCATTGGTAGCTGTGCTAGTAGCGGGTACAATAGCATGGATGGCATACCAAGGAACAATGACAATGGGTGTAGCAGTGCCAATAATACTAGCCGCAGTGGGTGCGGGTATAGCTGGTATCAAGGCTATGATACCAAGTGAAAGTTCAGATGTAGGTGGGACTACAAGTACCCCAAGCATACCAAGTACAGGAGGTAGTAACAGTTCTAGCGGGAGTAGCAACTATCAAACCCCAAGCCAAGTAGCACCCGCAAATTTTTCATACGAAGCATTTGAGGCAGCAACATTTAGAGCCATTATGAAAGCAAGCGAATACATTAAGCAAACTGTGGTAGTGCAACTAAATCAACAAGAGATAGCAAGAGCCACAGTAAACGAAAGTGTCCGCACAGGAGGACAAGTATCTATATGATAAACAATACAATAGCAACCAACAAACCACTATTACGCAATACAAGCGTAAACCCAACAGATATAGGCAAGATACGCATAGCACTTACCAAGAGCAAATTGGACAATGCAGACGCCACGCTCAACCGTGTCATTTTGTCTTACACAACTGACAATATTCTAGAATACAACAACGCCGCAGATAAGACACTAGACGGCAGATTGCATACACAAGAGCGAATTGCCTACTACCGCCCACAAGTACAGTTTAGTTTTAATTATAACCATGTAGATGAGTTTTCAAAGTTTATCCAACTAGTCAATCGCCCACAATTTCACATTCGCTACTACGACCTAGAACTAGGACAAGAAGTCATCCGTTTAATGCAACTAAATGCAGTAGATAAAGTGAGCATAACGCACTACGGGAAAGTCTTTGGTGTCATGGATATCAATATAACTGCCAATAGTATTTTGACATATCAAGCCCAAGATAGAGATGGCAACGACATAGGCTATGATGATCTGATAAAACTAGCAACGGAGGACGACCGCTTATGA